ACAAGAATCATTTCATCAATACACTTAAGATTGCTTATTTCTTGACCACTCTTCTTTAATGGCGGAACCATCTCGTCTAAATTTAATCCTTCGCGCTTGGCTGCTTTTATAATTAATTTAAAAATAGCAGGCTCTTTCAGACACGTTTTGTTTTTTACAATTTTTTTAACGTAATGCTCGTGCCTAGGATTGGCTAAGACTTCAAAGATTAAATGTGCTACAGTGCCACGCATTGCCCCAGAGTTATTTTTTTGTGGTAGCTTAAGATTATAATTGCAATAATACATCCAAGAACATGATTGTAATGTCTTGATTCTACTAGCTGATAGTTTTACTAATTCACTCATAATGGATATGTTGGATCTACTTGATGACAAGAAATTCCATAAAATTTAAAAATATCTACTGATTTTGTATCTCTATTATAGATATCTTTAAAAATAACATGCTTAATTCCATAAGCAGCAATATTAGTAGCGCATGCGGAACATGGTAAAAGAGTACAAGCTAAAAGTTTGCCTTCGCCCATTTTAATTCTAGCAAGGCAGTTACTTTCCGCATGAATCATATATGGTCGTCTCGCGTCACGATTACTCCAAAATTCCTGTGTTACATTGACTCCAGCAGCAAGACCGTTATAAGCGACAGCCAGAACTTCGTTATGATGTCCTAAAACACAAGCCCCTACTTGTTGATATGGATCTTCTGAACGCTGCATGGCAATAGCAGCTAAATTCATTGCATGTTGTTCCCAAGTGCTTCTCATATATTAGAATACCACTCCTTGTTCTCTTCTATAGTTTGATCCCCAAAATCATTCTTAAATGGATGATAAATTTGAATTTGGGCGGGGTCAAAAAACTCTACAAACGTTGAGCGTATTTTTGTAGCCGCTTTTTGCCCCGCCCTATTCTCGTCATTGTTGGTAGCAATGACGATTTGATCAGGATCAAGGCGAATTATCGCTTTCAATAGGCCTCCACCAGCCTCGGTCCCAAAAGTTATTCCAGTATTTTTAATTCCACTTTCCCAGAGCGATAACATGTCCCCGATACTTTCAACGAGAATTAATTGTTTTTTTTCTTTAATATATTGATGATTAAAAATAAATGGATAAGCCCATTCGTTTTTTCTTCCTATGTGCTTCCATTTAATTTTAGATTGTCCTGTTACGTCACGACCAGAAAACCCTTGAATTTTTTTACGTGCGTCAAAAATAGGAAATACATATCTTTGATACATCTTACCTTCTGTGCATAGCCCGCCCTCAAAGATTTTTAAAGTCTCTTCGCTAACCCTTCTTTTATTCCAATATGAATAATCTGGTTTTAAATCTACGATATCTTCATTAGAAAAATATTTAGCACTTTTATTAAAAGGATCTTCGGTATCATTATTGAATCCAGTATAATATTTAGCTTTATCTTCTAAAATTTGCTCGACTTGTTTGATGTCTTTTAATTTTAAAGTCAGCTTCAAAAATTCTTCTAAAGAAAAACTGTGCCCCGTAACGAAATCTTTAACCATGTTCGTTTGCAAATAAATAGCTACAGATCCAGGGTCATCACCACCACGATAGCGAGCAGTACAAGTAAGATAACTACCATAGTTCCTAGGATTACACCCAGCATCTTTTAAAAGTTCTAAAAGTCTCATATGATTTCTTCTTGAGCCTGATTATTTTCACGGTCAAAGATGTTCACATTAACACCATTTTGGTGGTTTACAATATCTTGTAAAGTACCCTTTTCTTCTACATTAAAATTATCCACATTAAATGAAATAAAATTTTTACGATATTGGGCCCGACCATTTTCAATAACACGGACAAGATCATTATGACCATGAGCATGTTGACCTTGATAACGAGATGCAAGTTCAATCATCTTATGAGTACCAAACTGGGCGCCATCTTCGGCCTGTTCTTCAAGAGTCTTACGTCTAAAAATTCCAACATAAGCAGCAAACCATTGAAGGCGATCTGATTGAGCAATAGCGCTAGAATCATCAGCCCCATTTTCAGCGCTACGATTCAATTGACAGGCCGTTAAAATAGGAATATTCATACGAACAGAAAGTTCTTTAAGACGATCTACTTTATCACCGATAAGTTGATACTCCTGTTTACCTTTTTCTATTTCTCCTGTTAGTTTAATATAGTCATAAACAACAATAGCGGGATTGCCACGCCCGACTTGGCCAAGATACCAACGCTGAATAATTGATTCAATTTCTGCGATTGGTTTTCCGGCAACCTGTAAATGTTTAACTTTGCCTTGCGCTTTAGCAAGTTCAGATTTTTTACTATTCCATTTAGCAAGAAGTTCTTTATTGTTTCTGAACTGTCCTGTTTCAAGCCACCACATTGGAATGCCAGTAATGCTACTAGCAATACGAAAACGAATTACGTTTGTTTGCATTTCGGTATCCAAAATAAGAGCCTGCATGTTTGGATTAACCAGCGTTGCTTTTGAACAAATATCGCTAAGAATAGTTGATTTACCATGTTTTGGACGACTCACCCATGCGTAAAGCTCTCCTGGCCTCAACCCTCCATACATTTTATTAAAAAGTTTATATGGGGTAAGATATCCTGTTTCTGTAATAGGATTATTAGCTCTTTCTTCAACCATCTTTTCGATGTCTTGGAAAAGATCTTCGGGATTAGATTCTAAATCATAAGCGGTAATCTTATCATTGTACATCTTATCTGCAAATGAAATAATTTCGTCTGGAGACTTATCCCCAGAGTTCTCCATGGACTCTGCGATAAGAGATGCTGTTTCCGCAATCTCACGGCGGATAGTGATTGTTTTTAAATTTTTACAAGCATCAATCAGTGATTTTTGGCTAATCTTCAAAAACGCAATGCTCTCAAGATAGTCAAAAATATTAAAATCTTGTTTAAAGTTAATTCCTAGGTTTTTAATTTTCTCTCCGAGGATTACTGGGTCAAGTGGTTGACTCTTCATTATCTGACCTTTAATCACACTAAAAATAGTTTTATGGCCATTCGAAAAATCATTCTCATTGATAAAGTGAGAAACTTCAAAGTATACCTGTGGGTATTTAAGAAAACCAGCGAGAACGTGTTTTTCTATTTGTACACTACGAATAGAATTCATATTAAATTTTATCTTTAATTACCGCATTAAAAGCTTTTTCAGCAAACTCTCTCATATTTTCCTGTTTATTTTCGTCAGTAAAAGTTGGCCAAATTATTTTATAATCCGCGCTATTTTGGATAATTGAATCATTGATTGATTCGTCCATATTTGCTGGTGGTACTATTTCACCATTAATTGCAATTCTTTGCAAGTGAATAAGAATATTCTTTTCCTTAGCTTTTAACCAGCTAACTTCATCCTGCTCATACTGTTGATAACGAACATCTGGGATAATACATACATCTGGTTGAAACTTGTCAACTCTTTCATCTAAAAGATTAGTCCAATATTTTCCTTCTGTTTGTTGACGTTTTACTTTTCCGTACCAAACTAAAAATTCACGAAAGGTTGCTTTTTCTTCATTGTTATCAGTAAAGACATTCAACCCAAGATATTTTTTAATAAAATCTTTACAATCTTCTTTAAGAGGCTGGGCTAAAGAAGTTCTATAAATTGTTAAACCTTTAGAGGCTCTAATAAGATTTTCTATTTCAAGTGCCAAACTATCTTTTCCAGATCGGGCGACACCAGCTATCCCAATATGTAATACGCTCATATACACATGATAGTCTAACTTATTTTGATATTCAAGCTAAATTTCTATATCAAATTTTTCTTTTATCCATTCTGGTGTTAATAAATGAATTTCATTTTCAAAAACCTCGATTACTCGAAAACCGTTCATCTCTAACCATGAATATTTTTGCAAATCTCTTTTAACACTATTCTTAAAACCTGTTTTGGTTCTATGGAAGTGCTTAACGAATTTATCATGTTGCATCCCATGAGTTTCTACTGCAACTTTTTTTGTAAAATTAATAAGATCACATTTCATTCTTGTTCCAAAAACTGGAAATTCTTCAACGACAACATGAGCATACCAAAATGTTTCTAGAAATTTTTTAACATTAAATTGTACTTTGCTTTTACAAGGCTTGTTCCAATCTACCAAAAAACGATTGATTGTTTTATTAACTTCTTTACCAAAAATATTTTTAAATTTCATTTCTTCCAAAAACTATACATATTTTTATCTATTTCATAAGTCATATATTCTACCGCTCTTGGGTTTAAACTTAAATAGAATTGAAACATTTCTCTTATTAAAGATTCTAAATTTGTGTTATCATTAAAGCCAAGCAGTTTTTTAGCTTTTTCATGATCGCAATAAGCATGTGTTACTTCTCTTCTTTTTTC